TTTAATTTAATTCATAAATCTTACCCCATATAAATAGGTAGAAACTATTACTTTTTTGCTTAATTAAAGCTACATTTATACTGTTATAATTACCTATTATCTGAAATATATCAAATGAACTGTGGGTTATTTTGTGGGTTAAGATTCAAAAAAAGACACCTTGCCTCTACTTATATAATAGCAGAAACAAGGTGTCTTATGTTTTCTAAGAATAATAAAAAAACCTTTCTGTTGGGATAACAGAAAGGAATAACACAAATGACAGTACGGTAGCCAACCGCAAAAACTAGAGATAGCCAATCTCTATATGAAAAGAGGTGAAACCTCCTTGTCTACACTCTCATGTTATCTTTATTTATATAGTTTGTCAATATTTTTTATTGCTTTAAAATTGCTTAACATGTAAGATATTCCTTGTGAGTAAGGCTAGCCGCCTTAATATCTCACAGAAGGGAGGGGAACTTCCTTGTTTACGTTTTTACATGATTTACTTCAGTTTGGACTAGCCATTCTTTCTGGAGTAATTATAGATCTGATTAGTTCTAAGATTAAGAACCGTTACAGACGGAAGCATTAATCTTTAGAATTAATTCAGACTCAGAAAAGCAGATGCGGTGGCAAGCAACCCAACTTCTGCTTTTTTTGCTATAAAAAATAAGCCCACCAATTAAGGTGAGCTTGTAAAATAACATATATTAATATAAAAGGCGATTTTCCTTAAAGTCATTATACTACATCTACGTTACTCAGTAAACTTACCCCAATAGTTCAAACGTGTTCCATTTCTGTCTTCGCCTGTAGGTAAGTAACCAAATTGACCGTTTCCTCTAGGTTGCCTAATCCATACGTATCCCCCACTATGTGCAAATGCGTCGTATTCAACTACTGAGCCTTTAGGTAGTACTGCGATTTCGCTTGAACTTGTTGTGGCTCCCCAACGTAAGACAATACCTTCATCAACAGTGATAGTAAACTTGCCACTTTCTTTGAACCACTTAACACCTAAGTCATCAGTCCATGAGTCATACTTAACATCATTCTGGCTAGGAGCTGGAACTGGTTTAGGCGTTTCAATTTGTGTTTTTTTATCACTAGGTTTAGCAAACTTATCCCAAGCATTGGCATCCAAATACCAAATAGAACGGTCCATGTCTCCTCCTGTATATTGCCAACCAGCAATAGAACCAAAAGCATCACTAGATACAGACATATCAGGTACTGTCCAAGAGTTCCAGTTCATTGATGCATATTTAGCTACCCAAACAGCACAATCTTTTGCACAGTTAGCCACTTGATTTAAAGCCGATTCTTGAACATAGATAACACACCAAACACCAGTTAAGCGGTGTACTTCATCTACAAACTGACGAACCCAGCTAGAATTACCCCAAGCTGAATTTTGGTAACCTTCCCAGTCAATAATCAACATACCTTGTTCAACATAGTTCTTGATATTGTTGATAAAATATTGTGCTTCTGCAACTGGACTACCACCACCAGCGTAATGATACAAGCCACGCTTTTTGCCAAGCTGTCCTGCTAGATCCCATTGGTGGTTGCACTTAGGATTAACGTATCCTGTGCCTTGAGTAGCCTTCACAATTACTCCTTGAGCATGTGGATCACGAATAATACTATCATCTGATCCCGAATAAACATCTACTGTGTACATAACCATGTTATTTGTCCTCCTTAGTATTTACTGTTGGTGTTAAATCTGATTTTTCGTAAGCTGATTGAACTGCTGTGTGGATAACTTGTGAATCAAGCCTATATCCTTGTTTTCTCATAACATCATTTACAATCATACTAGCTTCGTCAAACTTTTCACGCCCGCTTTTATCTTGGCTTACTAAGCTAGTAACTGCCATGTCTGCCACTTGCTCAAGTAGAGTCCACAAAGCCTTCGATTGTTCTGTTGATGCATGTTCAGCTTTATTATCTAAGACTGGCTTGAGTTGCTTGAGTAAAGAAATAGCCAGTACAGATAATAGCCCTGTCTGTACCAGCCATTCGATAATATCATTGATTACTTTCATTATTCTTTTTCTCCTTTTTCAAATAAGCTCTTGATACGTTCATGATGTCTATCTAATCTTCTATCATGTTCGTCAACTCTTTCTTTCAGTTTTTCAAAATTTGCTTGTTGTCTATCAAAACTATCATTGAGTTTTCTGATGTTATTATTTAGTGTTTTTAATTGCTCAGAAAAAGGCTGTAGCACTGAATAAATATTTTCATTAAAAACTTTTCCACCATGATTAACAAGCCAATACAAGCCACTAAAAAGGACGGAAATTATTGCCAGTATTGATGCGATCTCCGCCCATGAATATCCTAATAATGAATGCACATATAGTCACTTCCTTTGTTTTAATTCATTTATAATTTCAGGGGTAAATATAAATTTTTTGAAATAAAATTTACCTGATAATCCTTTATAGACGATATAAACAATATCTTCGTCTAACTTCTTCTTAAAATATTGATATAATATTGCTATATCAATCTCTGTTTCTTTAGATTGCCCAGCAGGAATTAAGGATTCTAGATTAGAATTTACATTGAAACGAGGTTCATTTTTAGAAAATTGAACAGCTATTTCTTTAGATTCTTTATTTCCGTTAATTAATGAATTTATATCTTTTTCAGCAACAAATCCTATAAATCTGTATCCATCAACTACTTTCCCTGTATTTATTATCCAGTACTCTAATGTATATTTATGCTCCTGACTGTACACATCTAATTCATCAATTATATTAAAGCAAACTTCACCATCTTTTCGATTAGATTCCAAAAATTCTTCTCTTTGTTTATGCACTTGATAAATTACTGCAAAAATCGCACCAATACTACCTAAAGCTCCAAACCAATCAGCTAAATTATCAAAATTACCATTGCTTATATCTAGGCAAATAAATACTATTATAGAACTTAAAAATGCAGTTAAAACTGACACAATTATTAAATCCATTTTATCCTTTATAATTCTAATTAAATATTTCTTCATTATGTACTCTCCTTAAGTTAAAATTAACTCAAAAATTATACTCTATTTTCAGAAGAAATTCTACCTCCCACCCACCGCTAAAATTCTAGTAATCTACACCAGTGATTTCTTTAAAATGTTCTTCGCCAAAATATCCACATTTTACGGCTTTGCGGCAATCATCAACCGCAAATAAACCTAACTTAAAATACTCCTTAAACATGTTAAAAATGATATCATTCATGAGTTTTATCTCCCTTTAAATCCATAATTTGCTTAGTTAAATTTGCATTAATTTGTTTCTGTTGTACGTTCTCAAGTTGTAAATCCATTACTTGCTTAGTTAAAGTTGCCAACATTTGTTGATCTTGAGTTGGTTCTGGTTTAACTTCTGGAACAGTGTATTTTTTCTTCCACTCTTCTCCCGTTAAACTGTCCCAAGAATGTGTACTTTCGTTCCAAGTTGGATCATACAAGCCGGCACCATTACTATCTACCGGTTTTACTGCTGTAGCGTTAGCCGGTAAATCATAATTATCTGGATAATCACTTACTGGATACATATATCTTTTTGTTTCTTTATCGTAAATAAAAATTAACATCTGTTCCCCTCCTCTATTGGTCTCTTTGTCCATCAATTCTGGTCCATTCTTTCCAAGTATGATCTACATAAGATCTAAAATAAATAGAACCAGGGTTTGCTAAAACTAATATTTGTGTAGCAATATTTCCACTCTCATCTCCACATTGTATTAACGATCCCCAAAATGACTTTCTATTTTGTAAAGATTTTGGCCATGAACTATCTGACATTTGGTCCCATAAACCAACTATATGCATTCCTTGCCCTACACCATTTAGACTTACGCTACCACTAGCTCCACCACCAATAAATTTACCAATTTTAAAATTAGCTGTATCTTTTTGGTTTAAAGCTGTTACTCCATCATCAATAGTTTTAACTTTGTCGAAATTCTCTTTAATTTTTTCTGGTCCATTTGCCATTTCAGAAAAAATAGGTTCAAAATTTATTGCCATGTTTGTTCCTTCTTTCTTTATTTTCTAAAATAAATAGCCCTGTAGCCATTAAAGGCTGCAAAGCTACCATCTTGTAAATTATTCATTTGTATGTTGTCTGAAAATTCGTTACTGCTATCTAATAATTCAACTGTACTCTTACCACTAGCTGCACTAATGACTTTAGCTTGGATATTGCGTTTATTTCCGCTCTAATCTCTCTGTTGTATCATTTACGTAAACTGCTCTTAAATCACTTGGAGCTGTTGGATAATTGAAATAGCCTGTGCTATGTGATAAATAGCTACTGCCTTTACCGTCTCCAGCTTTAGCAGCACTATCATCAACATTACCCAGACTAATCTTAATTGTTTTATTGCCACTCCCTAAATACCAATCTCCATACTTGTAATATGGTTTAGCGTTCATGTAGAAATTACGTGGTATACGAACAATGATTGAATTATTATCCGTATACTCTGCCTCACAAGGAACTAATTTAGTTAGTGTTTCACCAAATGACCCAGCACCCAAGCCACCTACTTCAGTACCAAGTGCGTTTTCATAATAGAATACAGTTGGTTTAGGATAGTCTTTTTGATTATGTACAATCTTAATTGAATATCCGTACATAATATCTTCTAAACTATCCGCTGAAATCATGCTTAAATTACGCTCTGCCACATAACCAGATTGTAAAGCAATCACATTAATTTCATCTGGTGTCTCATCACGTTTTTTAGCTCGAACTTGCCACACGTTGCCATGACCATCATTTCTACTATCCCAGCCACTTGTAATCACTAAATCTCCATCTTGTAGTTCTAGATGAGATTTCATAATTGCAACTGTATCAAATTGAAACGGTCTATCGTGGAATTGTGCTTGACGTAAGGTTTCTTGAATATGTTGAGCCATTTCTTGTAACCTGTCATAATTGACTTTAAGCCCTGTTTGGGCGTTGAAGATTGCATCATGCGCTTCTTGAATAGCTTGCTTGTACTCATCATATGCAGCTTGATACTTGGCTTTTGCATCTGTAGATAAAGAATTGAATAAAGCTTCAGTTTTCTTTCCTGCTTCCCTTACTTTTTCGTATTCTTTATCAAATTCATCTATCGTAATATTCGCAACTTGACCTACTGCAGCGTAAACCTGATCTCCCATAGCTACTAATTTCATATTAACAGTTGATACTGTATTACCATTTTCATCAATGAATTTAAAATAAGCCTGGGTCCATTCGCCTTCATAATTGAATGTATTTTCATCAAAATAAACCGTACAACGCCCTTGTTCTAAATTGTCTGTCTTTTGGTCTGCTCTAAAGTCTAAATAGTGTCTATGTGCTACTTGTTTTGGATCCACACCACCAAACATAACCTTCATATTACGTAAATCAACTGGATAACTATTTGAAGTTACAAATAACTTGATGTAATCTTGTGTATCTCCAACACGTCCTTTAAACTTATTCGTAATATCTAGCACTTCATTTTGATATCTCAATAAGTCAAAATTAATATACTGATTGTTCGCTACTGCCATTAATTCTCACCACCTTCCAAATATTGTTCACTAACATTATCTTGTTTAAACTTCGCTAGTTTATCTAAAATAACTTGAAGTTGTTGATAATACTGATTGAAATTATCCTTATCTAACTCCAGTTTGTTGTTCAAGTAAGCTTCATAAGATACTGTTATCAAATTACCCAAATCATCATATCCTTGGTAATCAGACTCATTTACTAGGCTTGCCAGCTTCTTCAAAATGATATTGATTAGCCTTGTATTCTCACAAATTTGGTTATACAAAAGCCTTGAAAAACTTGCATCTAGTTTCTGAATAATTAAAGCTAATCTAAAATCATTATCCAAATACAAATCATCATTCAACCAACTTAAATGGCTATTAACCTCATCTTGAAAGTCCGTCATATTCTTCTGATATACATTTAAAAATTCATGTATATCGCCATTCCAACTAAGCACTAAATATCAACTCCTTAAACTTCTCGCTTGGTTCTGCGCTCATATCTACATTTCCAGATATACCTTTAACACTACCTTTACTTGTGAATTGATGCAAGTCATATGGGTGTGTAGGTTTTAAACTATTAGCCAATGTTCCATCATTCTGTCCGTAACTTGGTATCCAAATCGCACCAGGACGCGCTACATTCAAATTGAACTTATCGTACAAATGATTAGCAATATACAACACAATCTTGTTATCTGGCACACCTAAAGCATTGAGTTGTGACATATAAGCCTCAACTCCCGCTCTCATCTGAGTAACATCTCCACTCATCTCAATACTTTCAACATCAATTGCATAAAAAATAGGCTGTTGCTTACCTGCGACAACCTTTTGTGTGCGATTATAGAAATCTCTTGCTTCTTGTTGAGCGTCTGATGTAGATGTAGCAGCAAAATATGCATACACCGCATACTTTCCACCAGCTGAAATACATTTTTGTAAATTCTCCATGTACTTTAAATCTTGATGAGCAGAACCATGCTGAACTCGGATAATACTCAAAGTAACATCATCAGCAATTACCTTATTCCAATCAATTACACCTTGCCATTCAGACACATCAATAATTTTGCCAAAAATTTTGCTTAGTGGTTTCCAGATAGCTTCAACAATACTAATTATGATACTTTTAACGCCATTCCAAGTTTTGCTGGTTATTTGTGTCAATCCATTCCATGCTTTACTTACAACTTTTACAATGGCATTTATTCCCTTAGATACAACTTTACTCAAATTATTCCAGACTTTAGAGACTGTTTTAGCTATCCCATTCCATACCTTACTTGTAGTTTTAGCAATAGGTTTCCAAGCTTTTTCAATATTCTTCTTAAGACTGTTGATTACTTTCATAACTGGCTTTTCTATCTTTTTCCAGACTTTTATAATTGCAGCAGTTAATAAAACAAATGGAGCTAACACTACAACCGTAATTCCTTTAGCAACCTTCTGTAATCCTTTTTTCAAAGAATCAAATACTTTTAAAATAGGTTTCTTAATTTTATTGAAAACTTTACTTATCCCACCAATAGCTTTCCCAAACACACTAGAAATTGATTTACCAATACCAGCCACTTTTTTGGTTACGCCTGTTTTTAGCTCATCAAATACCTTACCTGTATCTTTCTTGATTTTGGCAAAGTTCTTACCAATTGAGCCACCGCCTTTAGCTCCAAGCATTCCACCAACAGTAGAACCAATAAGGCTACCAACACCAGCACCTACAGCAGTCCCAGCGCCAGGAACAATAGAACCAATCGCTCCACCAATCCAAGCTCCAGCAACACCACCAGCTGCGGTTCCCCCAGTTGCTCCAACTGCTCTACCAATTTTTTCATTTTTATTTTTCTTGTTAATACCAATTAATTCAGTACCACCAGCAATTAAAGAACCAACTACAGGAATTCTTGATGCTGTTCTTGTAATGATACCTTTCTCTGCTGCTCTTACTGCTGTTCGTTGACCTACTTGTGCTGCAGTTCTAGCACCATTAGCTAGTGTCCTTGACCCAACTTTCTCAACAGTAGACTTAGCAACTGCCTCAGCTACTTCTTGGCCACCACGCTGAATACCAAATAATTTATCAGCACCTACGCCAATTAATCTACCTACTTTACTTGCACCGGTGGCTTTTACTCCACCTTCTGCAACTTCTTCAGCAGTAGTAGCCAATTTACCACCTTTAGCACCTACTCCTATACCCTTAGCAAGTCCACTTAAGCCACCTAGTCCTATAATATCTTTTAAAATTTTATAGTAACTGGTTAAAGCAGCAACCATATCCCATGCTTTTTTGGCAACAAATAGTCCTAACATGACTTTAATAAATGTTTTTAAGTCTTCCTTATGGTCAATGATGGTTTCTAAAATATCATTTATTTCGTCTAAAACATCACTAGCACTATCACCTTTATCGTGTGTAACACCTAAAGCATCAGCAATCATATTAAGAATACCTTTAAAAGTATCCCACACAGCAGAACCAATAATCGAGGCTATGCTACCAAGATTTTTCAGTAATTCAGCTATTTCATCTTTATTATCATGTAAGAATTTACCAACTGTTGTACCTAGATTTTCTACCCACTTAGTTGTTGTATTAATGATTCCAGTAAAATTAGCTTTACCTAGCTCTGTGATAATATTACTAATGCTTGTAACAACAGCCGCTTCTAAATTTCCAATAGCACCTTCAAATGTAGCAGTGCTTGCTGCAGCTTCTTTAGCAGCCTTAGTCATACCTAATTGGCTAATAGCCTTATTGAACTCTTTAGCACTTATTTGTCCTTTTTCCATTGCATCACGGAAATTACCAGTATAAGCACCATTCTTCTTCATGGCTTCTTGCAATTTGCCAGATGCACCAGGAATAGCATCCGTTAACTGGTTCCAGTTTTCAGTGGTTAATTTACCAACACCAGCAGTTTGGGTCATTACCATTGCCACAGATTTAAATGTTTCTTTTGTACCACCGGCTTGAGCGTTCAAGTTACCAGCAGCCTCAGTTAAGCCCATATAATCTTTGATACCATTTGCTGCTAATTGAGCTGTTGTATTTGCTACATCATTAAGCTCATAAACTGTATCATTAGCGTACTTTTGAACTTCTTTAGCAGTTTTATTAATTTCTTCAGAACCAAAGCCACCTAATTTCATTGTTGACTTAAATTTATCCATAGCGTCAGATGCTTTGATAGCTTCACCAGTTAAGTCTTTCAACTTTCCTACTACCATTCCTACGCCTGCAGTTAATACATTACCTGCAAAAACACCAAGCATAGTTTCTTTTAACCGTTTGAATTTATGCTCAGTGTTTTCTGTATTATTCTGCAATGCTTTCAACTTAGGGCTAGCATTGTCATTTAATTCAGCCTTAGTAAGAATTTTTAAAGGAACTTTTTTCAATAATTCTTCGTAATTGATAACTTCGCCTTTTTGTGCTTTCGTCAGTAATTCCGTTCTGACTTGCTTAGGGAGTTTTTTTAGTAATTTATCAAAATTATCTATTCCTTGTTCTTTTGCATCTGCTGTTATCTTAGTAATAACTTCTTTAGGTACTTTACGTAACTTAGTTTCAACTTCTTCAGTCTTACGTCTTAAAGGTTTATCATCAGCATCAAATTTTGACTTAATAGGATCTTTAAATTCTTTTTCAATATCATCATGGGTTTGTTTAGCTTTGGTCTTAGATTTATCCAAATTACCAGACAAATCTTTTTCCAATTCATTCCCTGAATCTTTACCGATATTTTTTACAATATCATTAATTTCTTTAGTATCAGAAATGAACTTATCTTTACCACCTAAAACAACATCAATATTAACTGTACTATCTGCTGCCATTGATTAACCTCCTTTCTAAGACTGAGCTAAAGCTTTCAATGAATCTGCAAAGCTGGCTACTTTTGCCTCTTGTGCTTCAACTGTTTTATTTTCATCAAGTTCATAATAATTTTGTGCTTCTATTGCACTTGTCAATTCTTTACCTTGTAAGTCACTAACATCTTTTCTGCGTATATCTAAGATTTTTCTAAAATAAGTATTCTCATCTAAGCCATCAAATAAAGCTTTAAATACATCCCAGTGCATTTTTCCTTGCTCTGCAATTAAATCAATATTGTATTGTTGTTTAAAGCTGGCATAGATTGCCCCTGCGTCTTGTGTGTATGAGAATAATTTCTGAGTATTAACTTCACTTGAAACTACATCACTTTCAACAGGATCATTCCCATAAGCAGACTTAGATATATAACCTGTAATTTCATCAATTGCTTTCATAGCAAATTCAGCGTCTTTAGGTTCAAAACCAAAAAACATTTCAAATGCAATTACAATTTTTTCTGCATCTTGAAAAGTATCATCTTCAAGTAAGTTATACATCCTAATCACGTTATCAAAACTCAAATCTATTTGATATTCTTTGTCTTGATACGTATATGAACTTTTTAATGGTTCAGTCAAAGATAACATGACTAACCACGGCTTTTCTTAGTATATTTTTCTGCACGTCTTTCTTTACGATTTTTATTAGTTTTTAATTTGTCATTTAAAACATCATCAATTGCAGCAATAATTTTACTGATTGCTCTAGTAGATTGATTATAGTAATCGTAAATTCGTTTACCTTCACCAGTACCAAAGATTCTATCCATAGCCTTAAAGATATCTTCACGTCCATCATGCATAGTATCAACCACTAATTTTTTACGTTCATCTAACGACATTTCTTTAAACTTTTCTTCTGGCATGTCAGTTAAATCTTCAATTCGTTTGCTTAATTCAAGTTGAACATCTGAGATTTTAACTGATAATTCATCATTCAAAACTAAAGAATATTTCTTCTCGGCTACTGTAACATCTACTTTAGTATCTAGGTTTAATCGTTCATCTAAATTAATACTTGGCATTTTATTTCCTCCAATCGTTTCACATTACTCGTCTCTGTTTATTTTATTTATAATGTTGATCCGCTTTGTTCTTTTTTAGCGTCTTCTGCACTAACATATTTAGGCTTTCCGTTAAATACAGGAACTACACTAAATGTTTGCTTAGCACCTGGAGCACCACCGGTTGCTTGAATGTTTGTTAATGTAACTACACCAACAATGTAAGATCCATCTGGATAAGTGAACTTAAATAATGTTTTTAAAGAATCTCCAATTTCTAATTGCTTACTTGCAATATAATCTTGAGCAGTATCTCCATTTAAACGGTGCCCAGCAATAGTGAATTGATAACGCTTGGATGTTACATCAGATGTACCAAAGCCTTCTCCATCATAATATTCATCATTTGTTGTTGTATCGTTTTCTGCTGGTGTTACGTTGTTAATACCTGCAGCTAATCGAGCCCATTTAGCACTCGCTAAAGCAGACATATCCTTATTGCCTGCAGTATCAATTTCCATTTTTACTTTATGGTTAAGAATAAAAGAACCAATTTTTTCTGGTGCTTCTGACATGATTAATCACTCTCCTTATAAGTATCAACTGTGATTTTAAAATCAAATAAATAAACAATATTACCCTCAGTATCTGCTGACACGATATGTGGGAATGTTGTTACTTCTAATTTATTAAAACTAAAACTATCATTCTGACTAACCAAATTAAAATCATATTCTGAAATATACTTCGATATATTCCACAACGTTTGATTAATCAGTTCTTCATCATTACTACGCATTGCAATTTCAAAGATAAATTCTTCTGTTCGATTGCCTGCATAATCTTCATCAATTACTGTTGATGGCAAGTCATATATACGTAATTCTGGACTTGTTTTATTAGTCATATACGACTGATATAATTTAACTGGCAAATCTACATTATCGTTAATGCAGTCTGTCAATCTATCCTTTAGGTCCATGATATTCAACTACCTTTCCATCAAGTAAGCCTTGTTTAAATACCCTAACCCAATTATTAGAATACAAACTCTTTGCTTTTAAATCCCATCTAGATGTTGCTTGTGGATGTTCACTTGTCGTCCAGTGAGTAATTGGATGTCCGTTAATATATCCATAGAATTGAGCTTTAGCATAAGGTGTTGTATAGGTAACATGGTTATCTTGTACATGGACTGACCTTGATAAATTACCTTGCTTGAATGGTACGAACTTATCCATATCCATTGCCATTTGATTAGTAAAATTATAAAGTCCACGATCTAAAGCTTTCTCAGAAAAACGATCAAAACCTTTACCATGAACTGATACCACTACTGCCATTACAACACCTCCAATTCATAAGAATAAACATCATTACTGTAAGGCTCACGATTATCCACAATATTAGTAATTGTGTATTCCTTGCCTTCAAAGATTAACTTATTTCCAACGCTATCCCTATCTAATCTAGGTAACGGATTAGAAATTTTGGCAAACAAAAAGACAATAGCATTAGCCGTGATTTTACGATTATTGCTATCGCCTGAGTAAATTGTTTGTGGCTGTACAAGTACGTTTTCTACCTCAATTTCTTTTGTTTTTTGCTTACCATATTTATCCAATTCACCTACTGGAATCTTTAAAGTGATACTTTGATTACACAATCTTCTATCAATTCTAGGTATCATCTGTGTACACCTCGATATAATAATCCATATCTCCCTAATAGATTATATGCTTCTGTACATAAACCATTCTTCATAGTTGATCCTACATTGCTGGCAGGGCTTAAAGATAATCTGCCTACTGTGATACTGGTAAATTCATTTTGAGCTAAATCATAACTCTTATTAATACCAGTTTCACGCATAAAATCTACTTGCTCGCAGATAGCCATTTTAAACGTTTCTACGCGTCTTTTTGACTTATCGACAATAATATCATGAACCTTATAAAAATCGTTTGTAGCTAAATCTATGATACGTTCTGCATCTTTTACAAGCTCATTAAACACATCTTCATCTAACCTATAACCAAACTTAACATATTCATTGTAAGTTAGATAAGCCATTTACATCACCTTACCTACTTGTAGCTGTTTCTGCTGCAACATAAATAGATTTCTTGGCATTTTCAAATACTAATGCGTCATAATAAGATAATCCTTTAATTGTCCAACGATAACCAGCACGGTCATTATCTGGAGAGATAACGTCGACTGTATCGTATTTAACAATTGGAGCAATCGCAAAAGTTGGAACTGCTAAGAAGTTCACAGTATCAGGAATTGTTAAACCTTGAATACGATTTTTAGCAACTGTTAAAATTGGTGTTCCGCCATCTAATTGTGCAACACGACGATTAATTCCGTTAATTTGTTGTTGGTTAACAGAAAATGTCTTAGATACACCATCAGCGTTCTTTAATGCTTTGTAGTATTTTGTAGAGACAAACATTAACCAGCCACCAGGAATTTGGTTATCAATCATGTAGGATTCTACTTCATCATATGCTGCTAAGGCATTCTTAGAATCAATTGTATCTGTTACTAACTTACCACCAGACTTAGCTGTGTCATAAATCTTTTGAGCTAGGAATTTATCGCGGTGTGGAATTGTAATGCGTTGGTTATGTTCACGAACAACATTAGCTACTGTGTAAGCTCCGTTTTCGGACATATCCAATTGATCTAGGTCATACCCAATCCAATCTTCTTGTGTTAATTCAAGAGTTTCTTTTGTAACATTAACATTGTTACGTGCATTGTCTTGGTTACGTTTATATTTTGTTGCATCTACAAAACCATCCATTTTGTTAATACGAACTGTCTTAACTCCTGTAAAGTCTGCAGCTGTGATAGACTTAGCACCGCCTTGTAATGGTTGCCAGAGTTGAGAATCTGCTCCAAACTCTTCATCAATCTTTAATAAATCTTTTTGATCTAATACTACTGTCATGTGATATCATATCCTTTCTAAATTGATTTCATGCGTGCTGCAATGCTAGAAACTACTGGATCAACTTTACCGTCAGCTCCATTTTCACCATTGTTAAAAGCACCGCCAATATTAATTTTAGGTTCTGGCTTGCCTTCCTCAAATAAGTAACTATCACTCTTTTGAATGGCTTTAATTTGATCATCTAATCCTTTCAAATTATCTCCATCAACAGTTACTTTTTCAGTGTCAATGAATGGTAAAACTGCTTTTACGTTCTTAGCTTTTGCTTCACGTAATGCTGTTTCGATTTTAAAATTCTTGGTTTGAGTAGCTAATTTATTTTGCCATTCTTCATTAGCTTTCTTATTGTCAGATTGTAATTGCTTGATTTGTTCGTTTAAATCATCAACGTTTTTAGAATTTTTTTGTAAATCAACTAACTGTTGATCTCGTTCATCAAGTTGTGATTTCAAACCGTCACGTTCATTAGTTAAACCATTTACTTTTTCTTGTAAACTGGTTATGTCTTTACCGTGTTCAGCCATCACTTTTTCAATCTGTTCATCAGTCAAACCTAAATTTTTCAAATCTTCACGTTTCATGTCAATCTCTCCTATCGTTTTTATTTTACGTGGAACGCTCCACGCTGATTGATTGCATACAAAAAAAGCAGTTTTACGACTTACTCAGGTCGGAATGTTATAATTTTATCTCGTTCACTTTACGTGCTAATTTTTCTACTAATTTCATATTATCAAATCGTGGTTCTTCAAAAATATCTATATTAAGCGTTACATGCATTTTGGAATCTTTTACATTTGCAGAATAATCTACGCCCATTACATGTACTGGAATTTTGTTATCCATTTGTTACACCCTTTTCTACTAATTTTTATCAGGATCTAGTTTAATTGACTTGATTTCATGCTCAGTTAAAGTGAAATAATCATCACCATATTGTTTCGTACCTATTAAATCAATTTCATAGCAATTATCATCAGAGTCTCCTGGAATTGTTCCAACTGCAACAAAACCTTTATAAATAATATTATCAATGTCAGTAACTATGACATTCTTTCCAAAATAAGGTCTTAAATCCATTACTAATCACTCCTCATGTTCAACATCATGTTTGATAGGAACAATATGAATTCTTTTTTTAGAATAATGTATTTTAATCCAATCAGTCTCTTTACCTGAATTATAATCTACCCCTACAATGTGGTCAACGTGTACAGTTTCTTTATTTCCAAAACCATTTTTATTCTTATTTAGTTTTCCTTTACCAGCATACTTATCTAACAATTCTTGTGGATCTTCGCTATCGTATAAATAACTCTTACCTTCTAATTTTGTAGATTCCATATGTGGTGCTTGTTTTTCTGGATTAATCTTAGTTCCCCATTGACCACTCTTTATTTTAGCTTCTACATGCTTTTGAGACTCTGTTTTATCACTTTGATCAAGCTTTTTCTTTTTATAAGTTATTTGCTCTCTATCATAATCTCTAGTCAAAACATTACGCTTGTTACCATACATCTTATTAGTTTCCTTGATGTACTCTCTTAACTTCTTTTGACGTGCTGAAATTAGTGTTTTGGTACGAGTTATCATTTGCTCATCTTCTAATTCTTCGGCAATTTTCAAACGTTTTTTAGCGTCTCTGATTGAGCGTTCATAGTAACGTTGTTTTTGACGTAAATTACCATTCCTAATTGCTTCTTTAGGATTATACTGGGTCATGTTATTCACGTTGACGCCTGGAGTAAATGGAAATAATTTGTGTCTGCAGTTAATACCTAATGTTCCAGCAGGTTCACCGTAACCATGATTATAGATTGAATCGTACTTGTCATTGTAATTAGGATCATCAGTTGGAACTATATTGACTACCTTACCTTGAATATAAGCACACGCTTCACGGCTGTTAGGGTGGCTGGACATTAAACATAACACTTGTCCAAATTCTTGCATCCGTTTAGTTCGTAAATCATTGTAAGTCCTATTAGATGTTGTCGTAAGTACCATACGTGTATAACCTTCAAGAGACCATGCACGCCCAGACTTATCTCTCATAACTTCGATACCTTTATCTAATTGTTGGTAAATAGCGTCCTTGACTGCTCGATCATGAGTTTTAAGTCCAGTTACAGTTTCAATCGTTGAACGTTTTAAAATTTCCTGATACGTTCGCATAACAGGATTAACACCATAATTGCGACTAAGCAGAGTTTGATTAATCGTATTGTTTAAGGTATCTGTAGTTTGTCTAACCATTGAATTAAGCATGTTAAAACTCTCATCACTGATTGGCTGACTAACTTGGCCACTGTACTTCAATTCTTGACTGACTTCATCTAATACCTCATATCCATCTTGTTTTAAGATAGTTTCAATTTCACTAGGTGAGATACCGTCAAAGTCTGCCATTAAAGCAATTACTCTCTTGGTTAAAGCCCCCATTTGTGACAATTGCTGTGCTTGCCACTGAACAACATTATCTTGTGTTACATCTTCATAGTGCCCACGTTGTAACACTTTGATAATCTCAGAAAATATCTTATCTTCTAAATTAGAATAGAGATTAGCAATATTATTTGTGTCTTGGTCTAGTTTCTGTTTTGAATCCATAAACTACACCTCGTTGCTATCTCCATCTATTGGCTCTTGAAATGAACCTTGAGAAAAGTCTGGTTGTTCATTAGTAACTTGAGCTAACCATTTTTGAGCATCTTCTTCACTCAAACCAAAATTACGTTTTAAGTATTCAAGCTTTGGCATAATTCCAGCAGCAACTAACTGCATCTCATCAGCTCGTTGCTTGTCTTTATCAATGAACACACCATCATCAAAATGTACAGATAATTCAACATCTTCTACATTACCAGTCCATCTAGGCTTACCATCAGAAAAGAACTGTCCCACACTAGCTACTTCAAGAATTGCATTAACTAATTGATTTAAAAACAATTCTACTTGAGTAAGATAACTAGAACGTGTTTGATAGGTTGCAGAATTTTCACTGACAACTTCAGTAGCTGTTTTAACTCCTTGACCGTCATAAGAGAATGTACCAGAACTAAAGCCAATCTGTTGTTCAAACTCACGTAAGAAATAATCAATCGACTCTTTGAATTGGCTTGAACGAATATCAGAAGTTAAGTCAGTTACACTCAACTTATCTGTATCTCCATACATTCCTTGATAAACATCTTCGTCTTTATCAAATAGAACCGGATGAGCATCATCTACTTCATCTCCGTACAAATTGCCAGTAGGTTTCAACATTTCAGCAGGAACTGCAATTCTACGTTTACCCATTCTTACTTCATGAACAAACATATCATGAGTTTGATTGATAGCGTCTATTACATTTCTTGAATTATCTACAATACCAACACCAAGTGGACTATCTAAGTTCTTATTATTAGCTCCTGGTGTTCTGAAATATGCAAATAATGGTTTAGTAATAACATCCGTAAAGGTTAATTCTGGTGCTAAATTAGGATATAAAGTTTCAAGCGCTACTTGTTCTCCAATTACATCTGATTGATAAGAACGGTATAGCTCATTTGTTATGTGATAAGTTTTAGCATCATCCCATTCGTGGAATTCAAGCAATGTATAATAAACGTTTCTGTCGTTTTCAGTTCTAACTGTTCGACTAGCAAAAGCACATTCAGAAATATCATCAGTGTTGTTACGTAATGGATAGAATTGGTCTGCATTAGCCCAAGCTATCCTAATAACATCATTATCATCAACGTAAGGCCTTGCAGCTAAACCACCTAATGAAATAGCAGTTTCTAAGCGTTGTTCAAATCTCATATTGAACTTATTATCTTGAATTACTTCATTGATGAACTCGTTTGTTGTTTCATCTTCTAACGATAAGGAACATTGTTCATTAAAGATAATTGACGCTAATTTCTTAGATGCTAACTTAGTAACGTTTAGAGAACTCAACGGACGTTGTCTGTATTCACCGTATGAATTACGATACTTAACTTTTGGTAAATCATCCTTGTAATATAACTTGGCCAACTTTATTCGTTCGTATTCCATTGGATCAATTGAAACTCTATCATCATCAGTAATGTTAGTTAGACTCTTTACCATTCCTAACTTGGCACCTCCTTTCCTAAACCAATCTTTTATTTGTTGAATTAATGACATCACTCCACCACCTTAATATTTCAAACCTAGCAAGCGTTCATTATCTCGCACAAAGTACTGGAATTGGTCGCATGTATGGTCTTCTTCTTTGATAACTTTAGGATCGTCACTGTTTAAAGTTTTCTCATCCCAACGATAATTTCTATGTTCTTCAATAAATATTTTGTTTTCTTCAGTATCTAGATAATAAAAACGACCCTGAGCAACTATATTTTGCACACGGTCTATCATGTCTACTTTTTTCAATTTTGCTACCTTATGAAGATGTACTCCATAATCACTGTAGAACTGATTATCTAAAGCACCTTCAGCAGAATCTATTGTTAATTTAGTTGCCGGCTTTTTGAATTGTTTGGCCAACTTATTGATGAATGAATACAAGTCCTTAGATAACTCACTAGGTGGCTTTTTATGAGCCTTGCCTTGTGGACTGTAATAATAAGTATCTAATAAAATTACATTGCCTTTTCTAGTCAATCCATAAGCACCAAATGTAGTAGCAGATACTTCATGGCCAGAATCAATAGCACAGAACCAATTTGTAATATAATCATCACTTGGCAACTCTTTTAATGCTTTGAAATTATCCATGTTGTAAATATTAGTACCAAGTCCAATGACTTCACCCAGATACAGCCAACGATAATAGTCATAATCATTATTTTTATAACTCTCAATTAGTTTTAATTGCTGATCAGTTGTGAATCCTAATTTATCATCTAAGTAAGTACTTGTATCAACAAAGTATTCTGGATCTTCTTCTCTAGCAGTTACCCAATCATTAATCCACTCGTACGGATTACGTGGTGGATTGTAAGAGAAATAAACTTTTACATTATCAACGTAATCTGGCTTTTGTCTAATAAAAGAAGGTATAGATTGATCAAACACATCTACACCTTTCATATTGGCTGCTTCTTCAAACCAAACAGCAATAATATTATCTACCTTGTTAGATTTAAGCTTATGTGGATTATCAGCACCATAGAAATAGAACGTACTGCCAGTTAGCTTATGTGTAATTCTCAATGGTGACTTGTAGTAATTGTACTCATCACTTAAATTAAGCATATCTAAAGCCCACATAATTTGACTGTAAACTGTATCATGTAAATCTGACTTGTTTGCCAGAATACATACAACATTTACTTTCTTGTGCAACTGCGTCCACTTCTTAACTAATGTAACCAACTTAAAACTAATAACAGATGATTTAAATGAACCACGTCCACCTTTAGCAATGATATATGATTTTTTAGTAGTCCATAATTTGTAGAAGTGTGGATTAACCATCTCAGTCATTCTAATAACCTTACTCATCTTCTGCATCTCCTATATCATCAACTAAAACAGTAGAATCATCTGACTTGTTTTTGCCAGTGAGTTCATCAGCTCTCCAGCGTGCAATATCTGCCTCTGCATTTGCCTTACGTACCTTAGCTTTATCTAATTCTGGTGTGCTGTTGTCAGACATCATACCTGACATTTTTAAAATAGTAATAGCAGTTTGTAGTCGTACCATTTCTGATTTAGCATTTAACAAATTAACTAACTCTCTTAATGCTTTACTTTCAAAGTCTTTCTTGACGACTAATTTCTTATATTGCTCTTGTGCTGCTTTGAATTTAGGATCTTTTTTCCATTCATATAAAGTAGATGGAACACGTCGGAGTTTTTTTGCAATTTCTTCATCTGTTAGACTATCTTCAAATAGCATAATAACAGCTTTTCTCTTAAGTTTATTTAACTCATAAAAAGGGCCCATTTCCTCCGATTTTCTCCGATTTTTCATTTCATATCACCCACCACCTTTTAATTTAATCTTACTTGTATCCTTACTATACTTACGCTTATGTTTTACCGGATGTTTCTTGTAATGTTTTTCTAACTCTCGTAACATTTTCAGTTCTTCATAAGTTTGTACCTTTCCGAAATCTATACTATCCTTCATAATTTTCTCCAAAATAAAAAGCCAGCCTGCTTAGACTGACTTAAAATATTTTCAATAATAGGTATTAATCGGTTTTACTCACAATATAATTATAGCATCTATTTTTTGACATGGTGTCTTGTCATTGTTTCGTGAATGTTTTGCGAATGTTTACTTTTTAACTCGTAAATCATAATATGGAGCAAATATCTCAGCGAACCATATTAATGCTTCTTGTTTTAACTTCCAAAATCTACTTCTGCTGTAATGTAATTCTTTACGTAAAATATACTCAGGCTTTCCTTCCAAATACAGCTCTTGTAAAATGTAGTTCTTGTTATACGGACAATAATCAATTGCACGATTTATGAGAAAGAGTTTATCGTTAGCTCCCATTTTTTGTAGTATCTTTTCTTCAGTACCATTTCCCATACTCCCACCACCAGGCATTCCACTAAGGCTAGGGCTTTGAAGTTGTTCAAGCTGTGATTGAGCCTCAAAAAGTGGTATTGCCTTTAATAAAAATTTTTCAACTCTATTTGCCGTTTTCACTTCATCAATGTTAAAGTCTGGTAATAATTCTATATTCTCCACAGCTCTACACGCTCCCTATGATATAATATATTCATGTTAAATTGGCACGTTCCTTAGTTTAGGGAGCGTGTTTTTTATTAAAAATTATCATCTGTAATCTTTGCTATTACAGAAACTTTAACCTGTGTTTCTGCTGCATCATGATTTTTAGCCCTAACAATCATATTTTTAATGACGCTATCGACTGTATACTCAACTAAATATAACTTCACTATTTAGCCTCCTTTTTGATAATTTCTTTTAACATATCTTTTCTACCATCTCTATATCCACGGTCATACTCTTCGTGTTCATCTGGATAAGATCCATCTTTCCAATCAGTCACTAAGTCTGGTAAATTTGTACCTAGAAATTTAGCTATCTCTTCCAGCTTCTGGATAGATGTATTTGCTTCTGAATTGTAAATAATTTTCTGGTGACCAACTGCTTTATATAGTAATTCCTTAGTTAATTTCTCTCGCTGTAAAATATAATTAATATTCTCATGGATTACTTGTGCTATAGGTCTTGATTTGTACATAGATACCATTCCTTTTAATAAACGGTAAATTAATTATTATTTATCTTCTGCATATCCAATTACATTGTCATTTGTCAGTTGGAAATAAGCAGTCCTTTTCTTATTTGTGTTTTTTCCAAAATAATGAACTACACAATAAGGATTGTTATCATTATCTCTACGATCCTCTATTTTTTGAACGTTAGTAAAATGCAATGTTTTTCCATTTGCTAAAAATATTGTAAAGTTTTTTCTGTTCCTATATCTTTTTCTGCTCATTTTGTTTCTTCTCCTCATCTATTTACGTCTTTTTCAAAAAAAGGTAAACTATTAACATCACACGTTATAGTTTTTATTTTTTCTAAAATACTATTCTTATATAAATTCAATCTTGCTTAAATGCTTGAATATTATGGTTATTATTTTGGAAAAAATTATTAAATCTTCTCTGTTCATATACCTGCATGATTCAACGTGAAACAAATTATCTTCAAAGTTAGCTCTAATAATTCCTACCGAAATTTCTTTATAGTTTATCCAAAATTTATAAAGCATTTGTTCTTTAAATTCACCATCAAGAAAATATTCATTCACCTTTTCATCATAAATAATTAAATCTATGTCTTCTTTTAAGTCTGGAAACTCATGTTTGAGTTCTTCTACCATATTTTTAATGTTTTCGTTCATTCTTACATGCTCCTTTATCCAGCTCTCTAAAGCTTGCTAACTTACTTACTAAAGACTATTCTTACACCGCGACCATCACTTGCTTTTACTAACAGCTTCATCTTGATAAGACAAGATGTCTGCTAGAAATCTAACAACTAACGGATGTGGATATCTTTTCTCGAGCACACCTAGCGTATCAATGCACCATTTCCAATACTGCGAACTACCCAATCCTAACTTCTGCATCATCATATTTGATGCTTCCATCCATTTTTGTAAATCAACAAAAAAATCATCCCAGTTCATCATCCACCACCTCAATCTGAATAAAAATTCCTGGAATATCTGACCAAAACTTTTCAACAATCAGACTCACAATGAATCTATCATCTTCCCAAAATCCTAAACTGGTCATACAATCCTGTAGTAACTTCACGCTATTATCCAAGTCTGGTTTAGTATCTTTGAAAGTTCCATCTGGATACTTTCCATTAGAATCAAAGCACCATTTAATCATCAATCTGATTTTTCCAGTGATTTTTTCATCTGGAATATATCTAGCAAGGTTAGCCATAAATTTCTGTCTAGCTAACTTTAGGTCATTAGGTTCATAAAAAATTGGTTTACCATGAACAACGTGAACCTGTTTTTGTTGATGTGTTGTTCTAGGTATTTTCTTCATTGGAACAAAAAATCTATACATTATTACACCTCAAATATTTTACTTATATTCTTTCTGTCACAGCTATTTTCCGGTCACTGGTTGTGCTTTGTCACTGCTACTCCCCAAAGGGAGCAGTGACAACACACAGTGACACCAGAAATGACAAGGGTTTTGGAGTTGTCATTCACTGTCATTTCTATTTAGAAGTGAACGAAGAAATGAAGTGTCACATCTAAATAGCTATGACTTCTTAAAATTAAAATTTTATTTATCATCATCATTAGTTTTATATAAATAACTTGCTTGAGCTTTAAACATATTATGTTTTTTGATTCTGTTATATACAGCTCTTTTACTTATCTCTAAGTAATCAGCTAAAGCATTAATTTCAACCGGTCCACCATCCATACTCAAAACATTAAATGCTTCTTCTAATTCTTGTTGTGTTTTCTCACTACGATTTTGATTAGACTTCTGTACACCTTTTTTCCATTTTTCTTTTGGACTATCATCTTCAAGTTTTATGTCTTGCAAAGTTTCATCCAGAACATGAATTGGATATCTAAACCAAGCATTAACTGGTTTAAATTTAGGAAATTCACGTAACGTTCCTTCTAATCTCCATGCAGTAGCTTGTTTAACTGATTGAATGGCTTTTTGTTTTTGCTCATCAACATATTTCAATATTTCTTGAGAATTAGGTAGCGTGTTAATCGCACTCATTAGATGATGTTCCATTTGCTTTTTGCTGAACCTATCATCTGGACCAACTCTGTCATAGCTAGGAACATAATGCTTAATTGCTTGGTTGTACAACTCGCAAATAACTTCATTTTCTTTGTAGATGTATCTATCTTCAGTAACTGGCAACTCGATTAAGTCCAAGATTGCATCTGGATCTCTAGCAAACACCCCTGAACCAGATGAACGGTCCATTGAGTTCTTACCACCTTGAGCACCTTTAGAATGATGATGAGCATAAATAACTGAACAATTTAATTCAGTGGCAATCCTGTCAAACTGATTAACAAAAATTGACATATCATGAGCGTTATTTTCATCACCGGTTAAAACTTTATAAATTGGATCAATGATAACCGCTGTATAATTTTGCTTGGCAGCTCTACGAATTAATTTAGGTGTTAGCTTATCCATTGGACTTGTTTTACCACGTAAATTCCAAACATCTATGTTCTTAACATTTTTGTGGCCACGTCCTAATTGATTGTAGATATCTACAAATCTTTTACTTGCTGACCTATCATCAAGCTCTAAGTTCACATATAGTACTCTGCCTGGATGATTTATTGGAAAACCAAACCATGGCCAGCCTTCTGCAATACTGATAGCTAACTCAATTAAAGCAAATGACTTACCAGCTTTAGATGGACCAGCAATCAACATCTTATGACCTTGTCTTAAAACTCCACCTATCAATTCTGGTGCTAGTTCGATTGGTTTATCAAATAAACCAGCCATATTTTCCATTTCTGGCAAATTGTCGTTTAAGTCTTCAATGTATTCTTTCCATTCATCCCAATTAGCTTGGCCAATGTTTCTATCAACGATATATTGCTTTTTTCCATTACGTTCAAAACCTGGCAAGCGTGTTAGTCTGGATGGATTTTTATTTTGTCGGTCAATTTTAAGCCCATTTTTCTCAACAATCTTGTAGAGATAATCTACACGTTCTTGATATTGTGGGTAATTTTGAGCATCTACTTTAACAATCGCATGTAAACTTTTACCACCAGAATGAACCAACACTGTGATTGGCAATTCTAGCTTCTTTAGAACTTCATACTGTTGTTCAATCGACATACTATCGCTTTCGACTAATGAATAACGATAATCAACGACATTTTCATTGGTTATCCCTTTACCGTCTAATGGATTGAATCTAATCCAAGCTCCCATCTCAACGTTAGGATCTCCCAACACCATTCCAACATCACCGTTGCTTTTTCTCAGTTCATCTATAATTTGACCTGCAGTTTTTGTGTAGACCCCCCTGTTAGGTAGCCATTTCTCATGGTCTCCTTGCTCGTGTTTATATCCATCATTTACATATGATATGATGTCATCTGCACTAAATAAGGTCTCAATATAGTCTGTTATTTGTTTAACTGGATTCCATGTTTTAGGTGGTAAGACTTTTTCTCCGTCAATGTAATCTTTGTTGATTAACTGATATCCTTTATCAATCGAGGCAACAAAACTATCTCCCCAATCAAAGCTATCATTGCTATCAGCTGAATATGGTTTCCAACCATTATCCTTGGCCAACTGTGTGATAGTTGCTCCTGTAACTGGTTTAGTAGATCCATCAAAGGTATTCCATTTCTTTTCAGTTTCACCGTCATGATATCTAGCACTATCTCTTTGTGACCAGCTATCCCAGTCATTGACACTGTAGCCTTCATATTTTAGTGCCATACCTACATTGACCCATTCTTGATAGTTCAATGTTGCTGGATCAATGTAATCTAGTAATTCTAATAGATTTAATTTGTGTTCTTCCAATTTTAGTTCTCCTTTCCTAGAAGATAACACTGCAAGCCAGAATCGAACTGGAATTGCTACCTTTTAGCCTTGCAGTACAGCAGTTTTACCTGCTAAGCCGGTTTATATTCTGCCGGTTTAATCTCACGCGGTATTCTCCAACCATTAGCTGCTATTCGATTAATTAACTTTGCAGCAGCTTCAAATTGCCAAGTTCCAACATGTTGAAATCCTCGACTTTCTAAAAATCTAATCTGTTTAGGAGTTGACAAACCAGCATCTCGACGTTTTACCAGTCTATTAATCAGCATCTCAGCCTTACCAGCATTTTCAATTTCATCTGGGAATATTCCCCATTTCTCTAGTGCTTTAACTTGCTTGTCAGTTGGTGGTGACATTTGCCAGCCAAAACTTGGAACATAATCCGTTAAGTCAGATGCTTGGATAGACATCTCAAATTGCAGTGGATCAACTAACTTACGCTTGCGTCTCTTCATTTCAGATAACTATTTGGCCAAAGATTCTTCACGCTCTAAAGCAACATCTTCTTTAGCTTGTTGTTCTGCTTGCTCTAAATCAATTGGAGCTCCTAACTCTTCAATATTTTCTGTCATCTTTTTGGCCACTGTCTCATCAGTAGCTATTAAATTAGCTGGATGACATAACTCATGACGTTCTGTGTGCCACAGAAAATCTAGTAATAGTAATTCTTTCTTGCCTGGAGCAAGTCTCGTTCCACGTCCTACCATTTGAGAATATAAAGCTCTTACTTTAGTTGGTCTAAGAACAATCACACAATCAACACTAGGACAATCCCATCCTTCAGTTAGCAACATTGAATTACATAGTACGTTGTATTTACCTTCTTCGTAATCTTTTAGAACCTGCTCTCTATCTGCAGATTCTCCATTAACTTCAGCAGCTTTAAATCCATGTTTATTCAAAATATCTCTGAACTTTTGTGACGTTTTAACTAACGGTAGAAATACAACTGTCTTTCTGTTAAAACATTGTTTCTTCATTTCTTCAGCAATTTGCTCAAGATATGGATCTAACGCTGTTCCTAAATCTTTTGTAGAAAAATCTCCTGCTTGTTGCTTAACATTGGATAAATCCAGCTTTAACGGAATAGTCAAAGCTTTAATTGGGCTGAGATATCCAGACTTAATTGCTTCTGGTAAACTATACTCATAAGCTAAGCTCTCAAAGTACGAGCCTAGATTTCTCATATCACCTCGATCTGGTGTAGCTGTTACACCTAGAACATTTGCATCTTCAAAATGTTCTAGCACACGTTGATAGCCATCTGAAATTGCATGATGTGCTTCATCAATAACGATTGTGTCAAAATATTCTGGTGGAAATTGATTCAATCTTTTCTCACGTTGCAATGTTTGAACTGAACCAACAACTACTCGATAGAAACTACCTAAGCTAGTTTGTTCAGCTTTTTCTGTTGCTGTTTTTAGCCCAGTTGATTTATAGAGTTTATCTGATGCTTGTTCTAATAATTCTCCTCTATGAGCTATTACTAAAACACGTTCACCTTTTTTAACTCGATCTTCAATGATTTTGCTAAACACAATTGTTTTACCAGTTCCTGTTGGTAAAACTAACAATGTTCGTTTCTTACCTTCTTTCCACTCTTCTTGAACTTTTTGTCTAGCGGTTTCTTGATATGGTCTTAATTCCATCAAATCACTCCCTATGCTAGAATTGTGATTTTTCCTTTTTTGATTTCATCTGATAGTTGGTTTCCCAAGTATTTCTTGATATTTAGGATTGCTTGATTCCTCCAAGCTCCACCATCAGCCTCAAAGATTGCTCCTTTGGGCCCGTCTTGCATTCTGAAAATAAACTTACTTTCTGGCTGTTCCACTTCAACAAAAGTACGATAAGGTATTAGAGTTACTGGATTAGGAACTTTAACATCTGCTGCTGATGCAACTCCTGTCTTGATTGTTACAGCTTGACTTACTCCATCATCACCAGTAGTTTTCACATTATCTTCTTTTAGATTACCCACGACTTTCAACAAGATTTCACGATCAGGATTTTTAACAAAGATTGATTGCAATGCGACGTTAAACTCTTCCATATCATAGAATCTATCAAACCAAAAGTTTGGTAGAATAGCTTCAGCAATTGCTAGTTCTTCACGACTTCCATCAGGTTTTAATGTGCTAACTAAGCGTACAGATTTGTGATTAGCTATGTGCAGATATAACTTTTCATCTGCTCTATCCAAATTAGATTTAATGTAGTCCACTAACCCTGATAAAGTGTTAATTCTCAACACATTTTGAGCTAGATGTAATTTAGGTGCTACATATTTGGGATAACCATTTTCATCAATCACATAAGATTGATTATTAATACTTATTACTCGTTCTTCAGGTTTAATTACTTGTTCTGCTAAATATTGCAATGCTTCTTTTGTTAAGTCCATGTCATTAACCTCTCTTTTCTTGTAAATCAATTACTTTACTCTTTTTTCTAGTTTCTTTTTCGATAACATCAACTGGCTCTCCAGTATCTGTTCTAAGGTCTCCCTTTTCATCAATGTATGTTTGACCAGGAACACCAGATTGTAATTCACGAGCTTCAATCTTGTTAGTGGTTAAATCTTTACCAGTTAGAATTGTTGTGGTTACTGGGTCTGTTGGTGCTAGTTTAGATGTAGCAGTAACATTAGTTTTAACTACTTGTCTAACATCATCAGGCACTAAGTCAATCTTTAAAGTGATTGTTCGTTTAGCTGTTGCATTAACATTAGGATCTTGAATGTTCTCAAAAACCTTTTCAAATTCTCTATCTAGTTTTTCTTGCACTGCTCCTTGAGCTAGTTGCAAGATATCAATATCAATGTTCTTCATTAACTTTGCCTCCTAAAATGCACCTGGTTGGAATCCTGTTTGTTGTGTTGGTTGTTGATTTTGAACTGGTGCTGATTGTGTTTGCTGTACATTTTCTGATTTCAAGAATTTCTTCACACGATTATTTTGACGATCTTGGCCATCTTTATTCTTATAACTATTAACAGCCAATTCAGCCTTACCTGTGCTACCTAAAACTGTGTTCCAGTTTGGATTAAAAGCTTGTCCATTGACTGGATTTTGACCAATTGAGCCAAAGAATTCTGTTAGTTTCCAACTCAATCTCTTTAATAGATATAAGCGTTCAGTAACTGTTGTTTTGCCTTCATTGCCAGTAAATTCAAGACTTAATTCTGCGTAAGGTGTGCCATTTGGAATCTTGTCACTATTTCCGTCATAATTTTTACGTTCAAAACCTGTTACTGTAAATTGATATTGACCTTCTGGCAATACCACAAATTCATTTTCTTGTGCGACAAAGCTGTCTCCCCAGTTTAAAAATTCGTTTTTGTTGTTCATTGATAATTCCTCCATTATTTTCTAATTTGTGTTTCTAACATATTTAGGACTTTGTCCCAATTACTTGCTAGATGTCCCCACAATTCTGCTGGAACATTTTCTAAAGGTGTACCTTGTGGCATGAATCCACCAACATAGATCACTTGCATGATTTCATCAGTTGTAACATGATTTACTGTCATTAAATCTGCTAAACTTTGTGAAATTGAGCTAGGTATTTCTTCATTAAATGCAGGTGCTGCTTGTGCCTCAACTGGTTCTGGTTCAGTTTCTATGACTGGTGGTTCTTCAGGCAATGGCATTTGTTGTTGTGTTTGTGTTTTTTGTGTAGATTCAGATTTGATTTGTGTGGTACCCATTCCTGTTTTTGCTTCAAATAGTTCTCTGATTGCCTCAAAGTCTATTGGTAATTCATCAGGTAAGCCTAATCGATTTTTAGCGTCCCAAGCTGGCTTGTGTGTTGTATACATCACACGTTGGCCACCAGTTGCTTTCTTACTATTAGACTTGCTATCACTGATGATTGTCGTTTTATAATTAAAGAATAGAATCATGTCAGCCCATTCTTTAGCCAAGCCAGCATCTCTTTTTTCCAATTTAAGAGTGTATTTGTCATATTGTCCCATCTCATCAGGTAACTCATGTTTCTTAGTTTCAGCATGAGCAGTTAGAACAACATTGATTCCTAAATCTTTGATTTCAGTTAACTTATTAAGTAACTTTCCAATCTCATCAGACAAAGCCACGTATCTTGATCCATAATTTGTTGAGTCGATAGCAGCCCACTTGTTTTTATCCATTAAATATTTCTTGGCCAAACGTTCCGCCCAGTCCAAAGTATCAATAATCAAAGTTTTTCCACGAGGATCAGACTTAATGTCTTCTAATTCATCTAATAGCATTGTCCAAGATGTTGGATTTGGTAATTTTCTAGCGTTGATAAAACCTGTCGAACCTTCTGTGTCAATGAAGATAGGATCTGGAAATTTGCTAGCAAAAGTTGTTTTACCAATTCCTTCAACTCCATAAATCAAAACTTTCATTGGCTCGATTTTCATTGTTTGTTGCACTTCGTACTTACTCATTTTTAAAATGCTCCTTTCCCAGTCCAAGTATTTTTAATTTCTGGCTCTTTAACTACTGTATTATTTTTAGTAGCATAGCCATCTTCAATGATGATTGAGCATTCATCACCAGTTGAAACTCTAGTTGCAATTCCTTGCAATTGTTCTTGTTCTAGCCATTGATTAAACTCTTCTAAAGTTTTCATATCCATTTGTTCTAGCTTGTCCAATAGGATAAAACCACAATCAGGCTTTAGCTTACGTACAATAGCAGTTGATACTTTTAATTGATCTGAGCCAGACATGTTGTCCCACTTTTGACCTTTGTAAATTAACTCACCATTATCAACAGACAATTCTGGTAATGGTAAATCAGCACTGTTTAATAAGTCAGCTTTCTCTTTTCTAACAGCTTTAATATCTCTAGTTAGTTCTTGATACTTATCTATATATTGGTTAGCATCTTCTTCTGCCTTATCTTTATCTAAATTGGCTCTAACTTTGCGATTTGTCTCATCAATTTCTGCTAGATTTCTCTCTAGCTCTTCTGTTGATTCGTCCTTGAGTTCTAAGACTGACTTCTTGGCCACATTTACATCTTCAGTTAATTCAGCCAATTTAGCTTGTTCCTTTTCTAACTCTTCCATCAACTGAGATACTTTTCGAGCTTGGAAAGTATGTTGTTCTTCCAAACTTTTTAAATTATCTCTTTTACGTTGATTCTCACCGTTTCGAGCTAGGATATCTTGTTGCTGTTTGATTAATTCGTTAACTGGAACTAATTCGTGTGGAGCATCTGAATAGTATGTTTGTTCTTCAGCAAACTTTTTCTTTTGATCAGCAATTTGACCAATAGTTCTACGTTCGTTGTACAACTCACCTTCTTTCATCTCTAACTCTTGCAGTTTAGGACCTACACCAATGATTTGTAATAAGGTATTAGCTTTTTCTTTTGATGTAGATTCCATAAACTTAGGTAGATTGATAGCTAACTCTTCCACAAAGTCATTGAGCAATTGTTGGCCACCTTTTTTACCGTTAGGATCAATAACTTTTAGAGTTGAATTCTTGCCACTACGTTCTACAATCAAGCCATTATTCATAACTACATGTAGATGTGGTGGTGTTACTGATCCTTGCCTTTGAGCTTGTGATGGCTTGTATTTGTTACCACCTAAAGCCCAAGCAATTGCATCTAGGATTGATGTTTTACCTTGGTTATTGTTCCCACCAATGACTGTTAAGCCATTTGGTGTGAATTCAGCTTTTACAGCTTTAACACGCTTGACGTTTTCGATTTCTAACTTATTAATCTTCATTGCCATTGTGTTTCCCTCCTAATTCTCTATACTTATCAAGTAGCCACTTAGCATTTTCTTTATCGTACGAACTCTCAATTTCTACTGTGGTTTCTAGAAATACTAATAAATGTTGTTTGTTTTCAGTATTTTCAATAATTCTATTAACACCACGTCTAAATCTAATTCTGCGACTTAACAATTTGACATCTGATGTGCTATAATTAGTACATAGATTTGATTTGTGTGGTACATCTTTAACAGATGTACCTTTTTTTATTGTCTCCATTCTGTTTCCTCCTAATCAAAGAATTCACCTTTTTTAATTTCTATAACAATTCCGTGCAGTGCATATCCAGCAAGTACGGATAGCCCAATCAATGTAAAATAGGCTGCAGTTGTTAATTCAATCATCTTAATCATCCTTTCTTTTCAAATATCTATACAAATCAACGCTCCCTGCGTATGCTATGCATAACAGGATCCCATAAATGCACCACATATCTATTTCCTCCATGTAAAAATATCCTTGAGCCAACTAACCAAAACAAAAATTATTACGTAAGCTATACACGCTACAATTACCGCTAGTATTGGTTCCATTAGGTCACCTCAAATCTTTCTACTTGCCATATATCTATCCAAATCTTCTTTATCAAAGAATGGCTTACTGCCACCCTCTATTGGATAGATTGGTCTTGGTGCATCTGGTTCTTTCCGGACATTATAAAAATATTTAGTCTCCATTCCACAATACTCAGCAGCTTGAGATAGATTTAAAAATCTTTGGTTATTAAACTTCATTCTTTCTTCTGCTAGTTTCAACAAAGCGTCAAAAACCTTGTTTAAAAAATCTCCTAATGCTTCCTTGCTAAATAAGTCTGCTAATTCCATATCGCTCACCTACCTTATTTTTAAGTCAGAAATAATTTTTAAAATAATCTGATTAGCTTTTGGATTCTTTTTGCGTCCGGATAAGTAATCGGACATATCTTGTTTGTTTACTCCGTACATGACGGATAAAGAACTGATAGAGATATCATTATCAGTTAGATATTTGATAATCTTCTCTCTGCCACTTAATGTTTCTGGCATTTAAAGTCTCCCCTTTCTGATATAATTTATTTATCTCCTAATGAAAGGAGGTGTAGTTTTATGAAGTTAAATCCTGATATTATTGATCTAATTCAAGATGCTTTAAACAATATTCCTAACGGTACTAAAAAAGCGTTTAGTTTTCCTGAAGTTGATCAAAAGGAATTATTATCTCATTTGAAATACTTACATTTAAAATATCCATCTATTTTTTCTGAACCTGATTTTTACTATGATGAATATGTTAATGTTGTTATTACTAAACCTATTGATCGTTAAACTTCAAAGCATCTAACAAAGCTTCAACATCAATATCAAGGACATCTGGTACACAGTTAATTGTTAAACGAGGTTTATCAGCTGCATTCATATCAAGTTTGATGTCTGTTATACCTCTATCTAACCTGTGACCATTTACTTTAACATCATATTCAAAAGAGTAACCGTTCATTTCGACGTCGGTTATTCTTTTTTTGATCTCAACTTTTAATAATTTCATAGCAATCACTCCTTTCTATATTCAAATAATTCTCCCGGTGTAATATCTAGTGCTGAACACAACTTATCAATCGCATCTAGCTTAATCATTGTCGTTTTATCGTAATACAAATGAGTTAGCGTACTTCTTGAAATTCCTGTCCTCTTATAAAGTGTTGCTATTTTGATTCTTTTTTTACCTATTATTGTTGATAAATTATTGACAATCATTTCCCTACACCTCCTATTTTTTAAAGCGTGTAAGTAGAATTGATAGAAATTTCGTATAAAAGTATTGACTATTTTTATACGAACATGTAAACTGTAAGCGTAATAAATAAGCATTTAAAGCCTATCTATCACGCTTTTTCTATTGGCTTTTCTTGCTTTTTTTCTATCAAACTAACTTACAAGATAATATTATTACGTTTCGTATAAAAAGTCAACAAATTAATTTACATTTCGTATAAAATTATTATCTTTAGACAAGGAAAGATTGCTATGACAACATTTGAAATAATAAAAAAACTTGCCAAGCAACATGATAAGTCACTCCAACAAGTTGCTGAGGATTTAAACTTCAGTAAAAATCTTTTTTATCGTTGGAAAACAAGTGATCCAAAAGCTAAAGATTTGGCAAAAGTTGCTGATTATTTTGGAGTAACTACTGATTATCTGCTTGGAAGAACAGAAACACCTCAATTTACCAGCAAAGATGAAAAAGACATCCAGAAAAAATTAACTGAGATGATTGATGGTTTAAGTGATGATAGCTCTTTAGCTTATCTCAATAATGGTGGTACTGAAATAGATGAAGAAGATGCTGAATTGATTAGATCTGCTTTGGAAAAAACACTCAGAAGGTCTAAATTATTAGCAAAAGAAAAATTTACACCTAAAAAGTACAGAAAGTAAGGTGTTGATCATGCGTTATACAGATTGGACTAGAGAGAAAGTGAATAAGATTATTAAGAATGCAAATTCAAACAATCCGTATAAATTGTGTGATTTCTTGGGAATTCATGTAGATTACGCTGATTTAGGAAAAGATGTTTTAGGGCTAAGAACTGTTAATTTTAGAATTCCAACCATTCTATTAAGCACTAGAAATTCTGATCAAGAAAATTACGTAACTCTCGCTCATGAATTAGGTCACCACATTTGCAAACATGATACTAATACTGAATACCTAAAGCGTCATAATTTAACTTTTAAATCATATGGTGTTGAGTATGAAGCAAACAAAGTAATGATCGACATTCTTACATATAATACAAATATCGCTGAATTTCATACTCAAAAAGATTACATTAATTATTATGGAATTCCAGATTGGGCTGAGAAATATATAGATTGGAATCAGTTAAGAGAAAATGCTGACTTTAATACTTTTGACAGTGTTTTAGATTGAAATATCTGACCAATGATTTGAAGTCACTAAAAGCTAATCAGAAAGATATTTTAAGGAGGTCCTTTTTATGAGAAAAGGTATTTATAAAAGTATGTTGCTAGCCACTTTAACAATGGCTGGTTTTACTGCAGTTGTTACCCCACCTAATACAATAGAAGCAAAATCCGTTTTGAAAAAAGTCTTCAAGGTTGGTAAGACTGCAACTTATAAGGGTATATCTCTAAAGGTTAATAGTTTTCAATATGTAGAACCGGGAGAATACGATTCTATTGATGAAGGTAAACATTACATTGTAGCTAATGTAACTATTACCAATAAGAACAGAGAGAGTTATGATTATAACCCTTACGATTTCAAATTAAATGTTAATGGTAATAATACTGATTTTGACGCTTATCCAGACAATGTAGACAATCTTATACATAGTGGCACCCTTGATAAAGGAGCTTCTGTTACTGGTAACTTAGCTGCTGAAATTAAACAAGGTGCTACTAATCCAAAATTAAAAATGGGTGTAAGTATTTTTGACGACTCAAAAAATATTACATTTAGTTTGAAATAATAATTAAGGAGTCCTTTGGTATGAATAAGTTAAAAATTAATACTTGGAATGGAATTTTATCAATTGTAAACTGTTTTTTATTTGCTGCTTCATGGTTCTTTATTATTGGTGCGGCTTTTGATGAATCATTTAATGGAGGTGGTAGCTTAAACTCAACAGCTACATTCTTTTATGCTATGGCATGGATTGGTGTAGTTGTAAGTATCGTTGCATTATATAAATCTAAAAAGGCTTCAATCTCAATAGTAGGTCCGCTTTTGTGTTTACTTGGTAACTTAGCTTTTGGATTAGCAGCTGCTTTTGCCTTCCCTGCAATTGTTCTATTAATAATTGGTACAGTATTTAGTTTCTTACAAAAACCAGTTAACTAAAATAATAATTAAAAAATTTAATCAAAGCCAGTCATTGTCTGATGATTGGTTTTTACTAGAACATAAAAAGAACATACATTCTAAGGAGATGATTATATGGCTCAAATAATTAAATACACTAAAAAAGGAGAATCTTTATATAGATTTAAACTATATTTAGGTATTGATCCAGTTACTGGTAAACGTGTAGAAACTTCCAGGAGAGGATTCAAAAGAAAAAAAGATGCAGAACGTGTAATCAGGCAATTACAATTAGACTTTGCCAATGGAAACTATGGAAAAGCTAAAGATACAAATATTAAAACCTTTGATGACTTGTTTAACTTATGGTTTGAATCATACAAGAACACTGTAAAACCTAATACAGCTGAAACCAAAAAAATAAGATATGAACGAGTTGTAAAGCCATTGATTGGTAATGCAAATATTAAAAAAATAACTCCTGCATTAGCTCAACAAATAGTTAATAAGTTAGCTGCTAAATACAAGAGTTATCGTCAATATCTAGTAATACTCAATTCTCCGTTAAATTATGCTGTTAAATTGAGTATGTTAGATGTTAATGCTTTTAAATTAGTAATCTTTCCTAAAGCTACTGATAAGAAAAAATATAAACATATTGAATCTGATAATAATTTTTACTCTAAAGATGAACTTATCACTTTTTTAGAAAATGTCAAAGGGTACAATTTCAAATACTATACATTTTTTAGACTCCTTGCCTATTCTGGTATGCGTTCTGGTGAATGCTTAGCTTTACAATGGAAAGATATAGCCTTTAATGATCAAACAATTACTATAACTAAAACCACTGCATATAATCCTGGTAAAAAAGAAACAACTATAAATACACCTAAAACTAAGAAATCAAAACGAGTAATCTCTATAGATGATGTTACATTATCTGTATTAAGAAAATGGAGATTACAGCAACAAAAGAGACTATTGAAATTTGGTTTTAACACTAATAATTCTCAACAATTTTTATTTACAAATCCTGAGACTAACAAATATTATCCATCTCACGTTGCAACATCTTGGTTAGGAACAGTATACCGTAATTTTTCAGATATGAAAAAAATAACTGCACACGGTTTTAGACATACTCATGCTTCTCTTTTATTTGAGTCTGGTGCTAATATCAAAGAAGTTCAAGAACGCTTAGGACATTCGACTTCAAAAATGACACTAGACATTTATACTCATGTTACACAAAATCGAAAGCAAGAAACTTCACTTAAATTTGCTAATTTTATGCAGAACTAAAAACAAGTGTGGGTCATTTTGTGGGTCATTTATATAAAAGCATAAAAAAGTTGCCATAAACGTTGATAAATCAACATTTACAGCAACTAAATTAAATATTATTTAATTTAATTCAT